ATGAAAGATATAGTAGCTTATTTGCGTGTATCAACAGAAGCGCAAGATTTTGAAAGACAACGTACCGATATAGATAATTGGTGCAGGGTGAACGATTGGAAGCTCAACAATACATTCACTGATAAACTTTCTGGCTTCATCGAAGAACGTGAAGGATTGTCGGAATTAAAAGAATATCTTATCATAAACAATATTAAGAATGTAATTGTATGGGAACTATCAAGATTAGGGAGAGATAAGTTTAATTTGATGGCTTTATTCAAATGGTTCGTTGATAATCAAATCAACATCTTTTTCTACACTCAAAACTTTTGGTTGCTTGATGCAAACGGCAATTTAAGTTCAAACGTTTCATTGCAAATTATGATATTAAGTAATTATGCAGAAACAGAAGCATTGATGATTAAAGAGCGAATGAAATCGGGAAAAGAACGTGCAAAGAAAGAAGGTAGATGGGTACATGGAGCACTTGCAATCGGGTACAAACTTTCAATTGATAAACGTGTATATATTGATGAAGAAAATGCAAAATATGTACGGCAAGCATTTCAACTCTATGCAAATGGTGATACATCCATCAAACAATTAGCCGTTTACTGCATTAAGAACAATTTTCCATCATCATTCGGAAACTATCAATCATTAAGATTCATATTAAAAAATATGATATATACAGGACAATTGAATTATGTGAATATTCCTGCAATCATTGATATTGAACTTTATATGAAAGTACAATCAATAATGGAAGAGAAACACACTAACAAAAATAAAGAATACAATAACAATAAATTCCTGTTAGAAAAACTTGTCACGTGCCCGAAATGTGGTGCAAAATATGGTGGTGGTGGCGGACATAGATATAGTTGTGTAAATCGTGTTAGTTCAAGCGCAAAAGTTAAATGCCAAAGCCCTAGTTTTGACGTCAGAGTACTTGATGCAATTGTATGGTACATCACAAAACAAATTGCAGCAGCACAAGAATTATATGTACAAAGCAATGAAGAACAAATTAAAGACTTTGAGCAGCAAAAAGAACTACTAAATAACAAATTAGAAACACTTGAAAAGAAGAAGAAAAAACAAAATACTAAATTTGATTTAGATGCAATTTCAATTGATGAATATAAAGTTATCATTAAGAATCTAAATTCACAAATTAATCTTATTAAAAATGAAATTGAATCATTAAACATCAAAATAAACCAATCTAATTTTGAAATGCAAAACAACAATAGAGCAACAAGAGTTGCTAATAACATGGATGCATTAAACAAATTACGTGATTTGGAAACAATGCGCAATCTTATGAAAATTATCTTTAAATCAATCCATGTATATAAATATCACAATAATTTCAACATCATTGAACTTGAAACAAGAATGAATTATATATATTGTTTTTACAATTCACATTCATCACGCAACAAAACATTTACAACAAATATTGCACTTAAACAATGTTGGGACGATGAAAAAAAATTGTTAAATGGTAAAAGCATAGATGCAGAATTTTACAGAGACGGAATAGCAATTGAAATCATTAGCGATTACAAATATAAAGTCAAATCACAAGAAACAATTGATAAAAAGCGAGCACAAGCACGAGAAAGAGAGAGACGATATAGAGAGAACAGACGAGAAGAATATAACAAGCACGCAAGAGAACTACGACATAAACGAAATGAATTGAAGAAAGAAGCAGAAGAAAGAAGAAATAACATTTCAATAACCAATCCAAAAAGTAAGCCCGATTAATTTCGGGCTTTTTTTATGTTATATAATGAAATATTTTTATCTTTGTGGTGTGATGGGGAGAAATCCGTCACACGTTAATAGACGTTTAACGCTGCGAGTAGTAAAACTGCCAATTGAACTATTTAAATCACAGCTTGTTAAGCGTCTGCACTCATTGTCTATACTCTTGTATAATGATATATGGGTGCAGATTCGCTTTGCAATGTGATTTAGGTATTTGGCAGTACCTTCTACTCTTGTATCGTGGATTCTGCACCCTTTTTTGTGCGCCATGGATACATAGGCAACACTATACAATAGAACAATGAAGAGATGCGAATTAAAGACATTATTAAAGAAGATGAAACGCACAACATATCTTAATGCGTTCCACCTGTTGCAACTATTCAGCACTAAATTTGATTTGGTTGTTGATTTTAACACAGTATATTTCAATCAGTCAAATTTCACGCTTGAAATCGCTGCAATATACAGCGTTCTAATTGAAGATGATACATTGTATATATTGACAAAAAAGAACGAACTACATCGCATTAATTCATTATCTAATGAGCATATTCTAATTGATGCAAACTGCATATCAATTCTAAATTCAATAAAATCATTTTTCAATATCAATTAAATCAATTAATTTATTAACCATTAAAATTTAAAGTTATGAAGAAATTAAATTTATTTGCATTACTTGCAATGTTGTTTAGTGTTACGCTATTTATTGCGTGTGGTGATGATGATGACGATGAAACAAAAGACAGTGACGATGTTGCAACGTTAATTGTTGGTAAATGGCAGTTTACAGAAGGCAACCACCCCGAAGAATTTGAAGAATGTGATTATCAAGGTTGGATGGAATTTGCAGCAGATGGTAGTTATAAAGAATATGATAAATGTCAAAATCGCACCGTTACTGGCTCTTGGACGATTAACGATGAAGGACAATTTGTATTGAAAACAAATGAACTACCAATAGCACTTAAAATTAATATCAAAGAATTAACAAAAGACAAATTAGTTTTTGAACAGGAATTGTTCGGACACGTTTCAATTCTAACACACAAAAGAATAGAATAATAATCCTTTTTTGTATATTTGTATTAGTACATAAACACGATAGGTAACTAATCATTTGTATTGCATTTCTATGAAATCAACGTCCTATTAATATCGTGTTTCGCACAAACAAAAAAGCAATTTAGCCCTATCAATTTTTCCCACTGATAGGGCTTTTTATATCACTTCTTATTCTTCATTTCTCTATGCAATCTATTGTGACATTCAGCACATAGCGACATTAAATTTGAATAGTCATAAGCCAAATCTAACAGTTCAATTTCATTGGTAGCACGCATAAATGATTTAGAATGATGAACGTGTTCGGCAGGCGTAATTCTGTTATCTTTTAGACATTCTTCGCATAGTGATTGTTGCTGCAATTTTGCAATGCGTAATGCTTTCCATTTTGCGGAATTATATATCTTTTGACGTGTTTTTCTTTTTTCGTCATTTGTGTATTTTCTTTGCTTTTTAGGCGGTTTGTTTAGAAAAGGCATAATTATATTGATATTTACTGGAAAGTTGAATAGGCATTAAATAAACGTCCTTTTCAACCTTGTTTATTTCTTCTTCATCATTTATATATGTTACTTCATTCATTTCAATCGTTTGTAATGGTATTTGTGACATATCAATTTTATCAAGATTCCAAATACAAACAACATTGCTAGCAGGATATATTGCAACATAGATTGGAAGATGTGATTTACAATCATTTTTCAAATGTTCATATTTCGTTTTTTCCAAATAACAATTATTGAAAGTATCTACCAATATATTTCTATTTTTTACTTCTGCATGGAATTGATATATATTGTTGTTTGTAGTTGCAGTAATGGTTAAATCTGTATGTGCAGAAATTGGTAACGCTGTATATTTTACATCATTGAATAGTTGATTAAACAGTTCAATCACCATCTTTCTATCTACAATTTCTTGATAGTCTATTTTCTTCTGATTATTTCTTTTTCTTCTCATAGTACACAATTTTTGTAATAAATATTATTAATGCTTGTTTTTGCAATTATAATCTTTGCAATGTTGTATTGTGTAATGCTTGAATGAAATTGAAATAGCAATATAGTTATTAATAGTAAAATTAAGTCTCTCATTATCTTTTGATTTAGATTTATTATTATTTTTGTTTTATACTAATAAATATCAGTAAAAGCGAAAAAAGCGCAACTTTTCGCTAAAAATTGCACTTTTTAATAACAAAAATAAATCATTTAAATCATTAATTCATTTATTATTTTCCGTTTCCCAACGTACTTAAATATAATAATATGAGTAGACTAACTTTAATAAGTTACATATAAATAGTATTTAATTTTCAATTATTGTCAATAGAAGAAAGAAAAAAAGCATGTAAATTGAATTACATGCTTATCAAGTTTTTGTGTACATTGTTAATGAGAAAATTACAATATTTGTTACATCATTTATTACATCTCAAATGTATATATTTTATTTGTAAAAAACAACTTTATTTGTTGCAATCTTTATTAGTTGAATCATTTCTCACACTTTCAAAAATTACTTTAGCTAATTCATCGTTCAATTCGTATTGATATAATTTTTCTTTTAGTTCTTGATTCTCTTTTAATAATTGAGTAATCATAACATCTAATTCTAACAATTTCAATTTAATTTTATTCATAACTATCTTCTAATTATATTAATTATTTATTTGAATTTAATTTGTTTTTCAAAGCTTTTCTAATCTTTCTTTGTTTTGATTTATATTTATGTACTCTTTCTTCATTCTTTTTGTTGATATGGTATGTATTTTCAACGATAGCATAATAGAAACTATCGCTGAAACTACTATACACTTTTGTACCTGTTTTATTCTTTCTCATTGTAGAAGTTGTTTATAATCAAATTTTTGTTTTTTAGGTTTTTCTTTTTTCGGTTTGGTTACAACTAAATCATCTAACATTATAGTATCTTCATATTTCAATAACTTTGCACGTAACAATCTATTTTCAAGCGTCAGTTTTTCAATTATTGAATCTTTTTCTTTTAATAGTTTTCGTGTCTCAACAGTCTTTTTAAGAGTTTCAACACGTCTCTTTATTGCGGTTGCTCTCGTTACGTTTTCCTGTTGCGTTATCCATTGTAGATTGTTTGCCCTATTATCTGTTTTAATCTCGTTTATGTGGTCTACAACGAAAAAATCGTCCTGTGCGTTTGTCGGATAGGTCAACCATGTAAGCGCAACCGCTCTATGTACATTCATTGTCCGATTGTCACCCGTTCCGTAACTACCAATAAAGAAATAGTTGTAACCTGTTTTGGGATTATTGTATTGTTTTACAATCTTGTTGTGCTTTGTTGAATAGATGCGTCCGAAACAGGACACTGCAAAATCTTCATTTTTTTGTCTGTTCTCACCTATCAAAATTTTCCAATTTTCATTGGGTTCGCTTAATTCTTCTAATTTGTCTAAATCAATCATCACTTTTTTAGATTTAAGATAAGCCGACAAAAAATGTCGGCTCTTATTTATTGAAATGGGCTGGGCAACAATGGCGGCAGCATCCTATTGAAATGGGCTGGGCAAAATAGCGTTAGCCGTTTTATGATGCAATGTTTAATTCAACTTGAAGTTTACGTTTTGCATCGCTTGCAAGATTCTTCAATTCTTCAATTTCTCTATCGGAAAGATATTCAACATTGGAAGAAAACATTTTTTCATATAATCTCAATGTTGCAATACTCCGTTTTGTAAAGGCAACGTTGATGTTAGTGTAGTAACGTTGAAATTCCATATTGTTTTTAATAGCTTCTTCAACATCAAAAGGTTCTTCAATTGGAATAACAGCGTCAGCATCATTTTTAAGCCCTGTATTGGAAGATGTTTCTTCAATTGAAGTATCTGTTGTTTTTTCTACTAAAGTTGGAATATCAGTCTTATTTGAAGTATCAGTTGAAGTTTCAGCGTTAGCAACTTCATTTGTAACATTAGCGTTAGCAGTTTCTTTTGAAGATATTTCATTGATATATTCATTACATTTATCTAACATTTCATTTTTATCAACTTCATCAATTAAAAGTGTTTTTATCACATCATAATAGATTTTCAATTTACTAACATCTGTTGAATTGATTCTATTTAGTCTACTAACTTCATTGAGAACAGTTTTAAAATACTCTTTTGCTTGTTGTTTCATATTTAATTTATTTTTATTGTTAATACTCTCTTTTGAATTATCAGCGTTAGCATCATTTTTAGGCTCTGTATTGAAAGATGTTTTATTTATTGAAGTATCTGTTGTTTCTTTATTCAAAGTTGAAGTATTATCAAATAACATATCAACAGTTTTATTCATTTCAATTTTATCTTCTGTTTCATTATCTTCAAATACATTTCTATTGAAAGAAGTTTTAGCGTTAGCAACTTCATTTGTTGTTATAGCGTCAGCAGATTTTTCAACTGCAACATCTTCTTTATAGGATTCATTTTCTTTATTAAATTCATTTTTTTTATTAAATTCATTTTTTTTATTTAAATCATCTTCTTTAATACATATATTACTTATATGTGTAGAAATTTTTTCCATAGCACCTATGGTATTTTTTTCCATAGGTGTGGAAATATTTACCATAGGTATGGTAATTTCTTCCATAGGTATGGTAATTTCTTCCATAGGTGTATCATTTTTTGATACAGCATTTTTTTCACAATCTTCAATATACTTTTTGCAAAATACCTCTCTATCTTCAAGGGTATGACAGGAATTTAATTTATCATATACTTCTGCAATCACTTCAAGGTTCAATGTATAATAATATGTTCCGTAATGACTTCTATTTCTTGAAATCAATTTTAGTGTGATTAATTGGTTTGTTATTTTTTGAAGTGTTTTATTTGAAGTCTTCAACAATTTAGCAAGAAAGTTTAATGATGCAGAGTTTCTATTAAGATTGCAAATATGTACGATTTGATAGAATGTACACATTTCATTTGCAGTTAATAAGAATCTCATATTAGGATTATATAATACGTAAAATTTTGAAGAATTTCTATCATCTTCTTTGAAGATGTCATTGTAGATTTTAAATGTAGTCTCTTTCATCTTTTGTTTAGGTTATTTTAATTATTAATACGTTTAGGTTCTTCAATTTGGAAAGTAAATGCGGATAGTCAACCTAAACATAATACTATCCGCAAACGGCTTGCAATCCGTCTTTCTTATATATAAATATATCTTCACTCTCAAATGTACATATTTTTTTGTTAAAAAACAAAGATTATTCGCTTTTATTCTCTTTTTATTTTACAAATCTTGATTTTTCCAATTATATACCTATTTATATATAAAACAGATAACACCAATGAAAGCTAAAGCAAACGAAGCAAATAAAATTTACGCAATGTACGATGAAGAAGTACAAACGACTATGAAAAACATTCATAGATTCTTAATAAATAAGTACAAACGCATTCAGAACGAGTGGTTGGCATCCCTTTCCATACTGGCGGATAACTTTTCAATCTTTTATCAATGTCGTGATGCAATCAGAAATGACGGCTTGATGATAACAGACAGGTTCGGAGCTGCAATAAAGCATCCACTAATCAAAGTGCAAGTTGATGCACAAATTCAAATTATCAAATTATTAAATGAATTTGGATTGACAGCGAAAGCGGCTGCAAAATTGAACAATGATACAGATGAAGAAGATGAAGATAATAGCCCTATTTCAAACTTTATTTAAGTATGCAATTAGATGAAAAATATACTCAATATGCAAATGATGTACTAACAAACAAGATTGTTGCAGGCAATTTGATAAAACTTGCTTGCAATCGTTATCTTACATTCTTGCAGCGTGATGATATTGAATTTAGAACCGACAAAGTAGAAAGATGTATCAACTTCATTCAATCTATCAAACATTACAAAGGAGAATTTGTAGGACAATATTTTATGTTGCAAGAGTGGCAAAAATGGATTATCTATAATGTTTTCGGATTGTACTATAAAGGAACAAACAACAGAGTTACAAAGAATGTATATATTGAAGTTTCAAGAAAGAATGGAAAAAGTGCATTTGCATCCGCCATCTGTTTATATGGTCTGATTGCAGATGGTGAAGCAGGTGCAGAAATTGAATTTATTGCAAATACACGAAAACAGGCAAGAATTAGTTTCGACATGGCGATAAAATTTGCACGAACAATAGATATAAAGGGGAAATATCTTCAATTATATCGTGACAGCATTCAATTTCCGAAAACAGATTCATTTCTACAAATTTTATCGTCTGATGCAGGAACTAATGACGGTTGGAACTCACATATATTTCTTGCTGACGAAGCGCATTCATACAAGGATAGTAGAATGTATGATGTAATGAAATCATCGCAAGGAATGCGAAGAAATCCGCTTGCAGTTGTAATTACAACAGCAGGTTTCAACAAGTTTAGTTTTTGCTACCAATTAAGGCAAACCAATATTGAAATATTGAATAACTTAAAAGAAGATGATACACAATTTAGTGCAATCTATTGTTTAGATGATGATGATAATTGGCAAGATGAAAATGTATGGATGAAAAGTAATCCAAATTTGAATGTGACTGTTTTAACTCAATATTTAAAAGAACAGATACGACAGGCAATTAATACACCATCACTTGAAGTATCAGTACGAACCAAAAATTTAAATCAATGGTTATCAACGTCTGAAATTTGGATACAAGATTGTTACATTTTGTATTCATCACAGAAACTAAAGATTGAAGATTTTGCAGGATATAATTGCTATTGTGGCGTTGACTTGTCAGCCGTCAGCGATTTAACAGCAGTTTCATTTTTAATTGATACAGATGATAAATACTACTTCTTCAATAAGTACTATTTACCCGAATCCGCATTATCAGACAATAGCAATGCTGAATTATATAAGAGATGGCAAAGAATGGGACTACTAACTATTACGGAAGGAAATTGCACCGATTACGATTATATAACAGCAGATTTAATGCGAATCAACAAAATAATCGCAATTAATTCAATCGCATACGATACATGGAACTCAACACAATGGGCAATTGATGCAACAAGCAAAGGTTTACCGCTTCAACCATTTAGTCAAGCATTGGGAAATTTCAATCGGGCAACGAAGGAGTTTGAACGACTACTTTTATCAAATAAAGTTGTAATTGATGATAATGAAATAACACGTTATTGTTTCAACAATGTAAGTCTAAAATTTGACCATAACGACAACACAAAACCAATCAAGACAGTACGACAAAATAAGATTGACGGAGTTATTGCGATGCTGCAAGCCCTTGGAACGATGTTGCAACAACCACAATATAACAACGAGATTTTCACAGTCTGATTGATATTTATCTATATAATGTACAAACACAAACAAAACTATGAATTTCAAGATATTCAAACGAAATAAGAGCAAAGAAGAAAGAGCATTAACAGGCTATTATAGTGATGCTTTGAACTTCAATAATTATTCATCATTTTCAGCGAATTATGCAATGCGATTATCAGCCGTTTACAGAGCAGTTGAACTGATAAGCGATTCAGTTGCAATGCTGCCTATATTCGTTCAATTTGAAGATAAAGACGGATTCAAAACACGTTATAACGAGCATTCAGCAAACAAGTTGTTGAACAATCAACCAAATCAATTAATGACACGTTATCAATTTATTAAACTATTGATGATTGATGTAATGTTGAGGGGAAATGGTTTTGCATACATTCATAGAGACGATATAGGAAATGCAACAGAACTTGTTTATTTACGTCCCGATACAGTTACAATTGATTACAATGAATTAACACGTGAATTAAAATATAGATGCAACACAATACAGGGAGTTATTGAGCCTTGCAATATGATTCATTTATTAAAATATTCAACAGATGGCGTGAACGGAGTTTCAATACTTCAAAATGCGAAAAATACATTGGCATTGTCAAATGATACAGAAAAACAAGCACATAACTTTTTCAAATCGGGTTGTGCTTTATCGGGTATCCTCAAAGTTCAAGGTCAATTGTCGGATACGCAAAAACAACAAATAAAAAGTAGTTGGAACTCAACATATAACGGTGAAAATGGCGGTTTAGCGGTCATACAAGGTAACATGGACTACCAACCTATCAGCATCAACGCAGCAGATTCGCAATTATTAGAAACAAGACTATTCAATATATCAGATATTGCACGTTTCTTTTCAATCAGCCCTGTTTTGTTAGGCGATTTGAGCAAAAGTAGTTATTCGACATTAGAGCAATCACAACTGCAATTTTTATCGCAAACGCTTCAACCATATATCACGATGATTGAGCAGGAATTTAGCCGCAAAATTTTCAGACCGTCCGAATTGAATCTATCAGTTAATGTTGATGAAAAAGCCCTAATAATGACCGACAAAGCAGCATTAGCAAGTTATTATGTGCAGATGTTGCAGAATGGTTTAATGACAAGCAACGAAATACGAAAAGAGTTGGGATTAAGTTCAATCGAAGGCGGTGATGTTACAGTAATGCAAGCACAATATTTGCAACAACAAAACAATAACATGGTAAAATCAGATGTAGAAAATGATACAGAAAATTTATAAGAACACGGATTTGTTATTTACAATTTCAATTGGTGACAATGATAACATCATCAACATTGCTGATATTAGTGAATTAAATATCACTTTCTACACTGATACTACAAATGTGGAAAACCATATTGTTGTAACTAAAGATGATATTATCAATAATAATCAAATATTTTTGGATAATACAAAATTAGACCTATTGAATGAAGGTTTATTGAAATATAACATCAAATTGAGATTCAACAACACAAATATTGATGAACCTTTCGATATTGCAAAAACTGTTGAGACGGAATATTTCATCAAAAATGATAATTACAATGATGGTAGTTGCACAGGTGGTACGGTATCAGACACATATTCAAAATCTGAAATTGATTTAAAATTATCGTTGAAAGCAAATTCAAGTGATGTATATTCAAAAGCAGAAACAAATGAAAGATTAGCAGACAAAGCAAACAAAACCGATATTCCAAATATTTCAAACCTTGCAACAAAGGATGAATTGAAATTGAAAGCTAATACCAATGATGTATATTCAAAATCAGAAGTTGATGCAAAATTTGATGATATTGAAGAAACTGATTTAACCAATTATTATACAAAAATTGAAGTCGATAAAAAGATTGCAGATGCAGGTGAAGTTGATTTATCATCATATTACAAGAAAGCAGAAGTAGATAGCAAGTTAGCCGAGAAAGCCGACATATCAGCCATGGCAACCATGGCGACCAAAGCAGAACTATCAACGAAAGCTGATATATCAGCCATTGCGGATATGGCGACTAAAACGGAACTGGCGGGCAAAGCTGATGCAGCCGACGTATATACAAAGTCTCAAACATACTCAAAATCAGAAGTTAACGATTTGATAGACAACATAGAAACAAGCGGAACGACTGTTGATTTAACAAATTATTACAAAAAAAATGAGGTGAACGCACTGTTAGCAAACAAGGCTGATACTTCCGCCATGGCGACAATGGCAACTAAAACAGAACTGGCGGGCAAAGCTAATTTAAGTGATGTATATAGTAAGAATCAGACTTATAATAAAGCCGAAATTGATGAAAAGATTGCAAATGCAGGAACAACAGGCGGAACAGGAACAGTCAGTGCAGACGTTCTTCACTGGGACAACACTATTGCAAGCACGGAACGGGCAGAACTATATGATAAGTTATATAATAATATCTTCTATCATATTACATCATTTGTCTTTCTCGATGTACTAGAAGGCAATAAACAATATATGATTGATATTAGTGATTGTATGATTGAAGGTTCAAAGAATGAAATTAAAATGTACGGTTCTACCATTTCATCAGCTTCAACAACTGTTTCAATTTTTAGCATTGAAGTCATATTGAAAAAAGATGGAAGTTTCACAATCAATAAAAAAACTTCTGAATTATACAACAAAGCAGAAATTGATAGATTGCTTTCGATGAAACAGGACTTATCAGCAATCGAAGCAAGAATTGAAACATTAGAATCTGAAATAACGAATCCAACAAATATAACTGTTGATTGCTTAAATTATGAATAGAAATGAAATTAGAAAAGAAATTAAATGTAAAATTAGATAATGTAATCATCAATAATATAAACGTTGATGATTACGTTCCTGTTGATGAATACAATTCAAAAGTTGAAGAATTAAATATCACTAAAGAGGATTTAATTAAAACTGAAACAGAGCTATCTAAATCTCAATTAGAATTAGATTCAACAAAAGAAATTTTAATTGAAAAAGAATCAGAATTAAATTCAACTAAAGATGAATTATCAGAAACTCAATCAGAATTAGATAATGCAAAAGAAACATTATCATCAACTAAAGAAGAATTGAATAGCACTAAATCAGAATTAGATGAAGTTACAGAAGATTTAAATGAAGCAAACACAAAGATTGAAGAATTAAAAAGTTTATCAATTGATTGGTCGGAACTTGGATATTCAGAAAGACCATCTTTAATAGATGATGGATTTGAATATGCAAAAATAATCGTATCTAATGCACCTTATTACAATGATAACACAACATTTGAAAATGATATGCAATTAGTATATTTTCCTACAATTGATTGGTCTAATGTTTCACGATTCAATTATAAGTTTGCGAATTGTAGTAGATTGCAATATGTAGGGAAAATTAATGGTAATAAAATGAATCCCAATTTTACATATACTTTTCAAAATTGCCCTGCATTACATACAATTGAATTATTAGAATTAGATTATGCAGTGATAAATTTCACAACATTCAACGGCACAGATTATTTAAGCAATCTAACATGTACAAATTTAGGCAAAATCTTCCATTCAACAACATTTCAATTTGGCAATCTACAATATTGGAGTTATCAAACAATGATAGATAGTTTATTGAACTATTCTTATGACAGAAGCGGTGAAACTGATATAATAACCATTGAATTACATGCAGACGCAAAAGCAAGATTAACAGATGCAGATATTGCAGCAATCACACTAAAAGGTTATACCATTGCATAATAATTAATGAATAAAACACAAACAAAAATGATACAATCAAATTACACTGTTCAAATTTTAGAAGCAGAAGAAGGTTTTAAACTGACACAAAAGAAAGATGTAGATATTCTTCAAAGAGTATTCACGAATAAAGTATTTCTATCTGTAAATGATGATGCAAAAAACTGGAAAGAAATTTCGGATGAAGAAGCAGAATTATTGCAACAGAAGCAACGAGAAATAGCAAAACGATAACAATTTACTTTTCAATCTCTAATGATATTTATATATATAAAATAGTATCAATGAGATATGAAAAAAGACACAAACAAAGAGATTAGATATTTTAATGAGATAAGAGCTAATGAAAATTCAGAAAGCAGAAAAGTTGAAGGCTATGCAATCGTTTTTGATTCAGAAAGTGAGGATTTAGGATTTATTGAAACAATAGAAGCATCTGCAATTGATGATGATGTAATTGCAAAATCAGATGTATTTGCTTTAATGAATCACGACAACAATAGAGGAATCCTTGCACGTTCAAGACGTGGCAAAGGTTCGTTGAAACTTTCAATTGATGATAGAGGGCTAAAGTATGAATTTACTGCACCGAACACTGTATTAGGAAATGAATTGCTAGAGATGTTAAGGAGAGGTGACATTAACCAATCTTCTTTCGCTTTCACAGTCGCCAGTGGTGGTGACAGTTGGGAAAAACGAGACGGACGATATTACAGAACTATCAAGAAAATAGACCGATTATTCGATGTTTCACCCGTTTATAATCCCGCTTACAGTGAAACAACTGTTGCATGTAGAAGTTTCGATAACATCATCAAGATTGAAAAGGATAATTTGATAGATTATTGGAAGAGTTTAGATGCAGAAATTGATTCAATCGAATAATTATATATAGTAATACAAGCAAAATGAACAGTTTAGAAATACAAGACAAAAAAGCGCAATTAAAATTGCGAATGAAAGAAATTGTAGAAAATTGCAAGAAAGAAATTAGAGAAATGAATGAAGAAGAAAAAGCGGAATTTGATGCAAACAAAGCAGAAATTGAATCTTTAAATTCTCAACTTGAAGAACTAAAAGCAAAATTGCAAGAATATGAAAAAGATGTTGAAGAATCATCAACACAAACAGAAAATGAAGAAAGAAATAAAACAAACAAGACACATAGTACTATGAAAGAATTTAGATTATTATCAGCAATTAATGCAATTGCAAATAACAAACAATTAGATGAAACATCTGCATCTGTTATCAATACAGGTATCAATGAAATGCGCAAAGCAGGGTTGAGCTATGCAGGACAAATTCAACTTCCAGTTGAAAATAGAACAAGCATTGCAGCAACAGTTGAAGGTGCAGGAAAAGAAAATGTTGCAGTTGACACATTGAATATTTTAGAACCACTACGAGCAAAAAATGTATTGGTTAATGCAGGTGCTAAATTTATGAGTGGTTTGATTGGTGATGTAACCGTTCCCGTTATGACGAGTTCGAATGTTACATGGGAAGGCGAAAATGTATCGGCAAAAGATGGTGCAGGCTCTTTTTCAAGCGTAAAATTACAACCAAAACGTTTGACGGCTTATATTGATGTCAGCAAACAATTTTTAGTACAAGATAGCAACGATGCGGAAGCAATTTTGAGACAAGATTTAATTAATGCAATCAATTCAAAATTAGAAGCTACAATATTAGGTTCTGAAAGTGGTACAACTACAATGCCAGGCGGATTGTTCGCAACAGCTCCAACAGCTAACACAACAACTTACAAACAAATCGCAACTTTAGAATCAGAAATTGAAGATGCAAATGTAATGAATGAATGCACATACATTTTATCAAATGCAGCAAAAGCAACATTCAGAACAACTGCAAAAGGAACAAACATGTCAGGGTTCATTTATGAAGCAGGCGAGATTGACGGACAGAAAGCGTTGAACACTTCAAACGTTACAAAAAATTGTTTCGCTTATGGCGATTTTAGCAATTTGGCTATTGCTCAATGGGGCGCGATTGATTTAGTTGTAGACCCTTACACAAAAGCAAGTGAAGGAATGATACGTTTGGTTATCAATGCATATTTTGATGCAAAAGTATTGAGAGATGGCACAATTGTAACAGGAAAAGTTGCATAATAATTAACTAATAATTGAACTAATATAATATCAATATGTACTTGAATTTAGATTTGATGAAAAAACATCTCAATATTGAAAATAGCTACACTTTAGACGATGAATATATATTATCTCTAATGTGTGTTGCAGAAGATGCAGTTGAACGACATATTGATAATAAATTGCAGAATTTAGAAGATGCGGACGGCAATTTGCCATCCGCTCTTTTACATGCAATAATGTTGTTAGTTGCAAATTTCTATGCAAACAGGGAAAGTGTTGCATTTGCATCATCATCTGAAATACCAACGAGTTACAACTATTTATTAGATTTATTCAAAGATTATTCATCAAAAACTATATAACAATGCAAGCTGGACTATTGAAGGACATAATAGAATTTGAAAAACGTGAATTGATAACAAACGAATTTAACGAACAAATGATTGAATATCACAAGTGTTTAACCACAAAGGCACAAGTTGAATATTCATCGGGAAGTCGTGCGATTGAAAACAATGAAATGGTTGTAAATTATTCACCAACATTCAATATCAGATACTACCACAATATCAATGAGACAATGCGCATTAAGTTCAATAATCAGTATTATCGTATCGTTTCAATTCAACCATTTAAACAATATCAGTATAAAAAGATAATAACCGAATTAATCAATGAATAGTAATGGTAAATAGTAGTAATGAATTTACAGTTGATGCAAAACAAGTAATTGCGATGTTCAATGAATTTAATGCAAAGTTGAAGAAGAAAACATTTACAACAGCATTGAGGAAAGCAGCAAACATATTGCGAAAACAGACAATCACAAATTTACGTCAAGTTGTAAAAAGAACGAGAAGCAAAAACAGGTGGAACGGAAAGACTTTAGAATCGGGTGTGCGCATTAAAATTGCAAAGAGTGCACAGGCAGCAAAGGTGCACATAATGTCAGATTTTCGATTGAAGTTTTTTGAAATGGGAACAGCCGACAGGCAAGTAACTAAAGCGAAAGGAAAGCGATTGAAGAAGACACGATACACGGGAAAAATTGATGCAAAACGATTCTTTCAAAAAGCAAAACAAACGACAGAAACACAAGTATTTAATTCAATTGAACAACACTTGATTGATGTAATAAAAAAGATAAATGAGAAATATAAATGACAGGAATTTCAGTATTAAAATCAATTTATAAACTATTAGTAGCAAATGAAGATTTAGTTGCAATAGTCAAAAATAGAATGTATCCTCTTATTGCAAATGAAGATACTGTTTTCCCTTTCATTACATATCAACGTGATTCAATTTATGCAGAATACACAAAGGATTGGCGACATAGTGACAACATCAATATATCAATTAATATTGCAGCAACAACATACAATCAATCTATTGAGATTGCAGAATTAGTTAGAACAGCAGTTGAAGGCAAAAGAATAGACAATATTAATACAATCAGATTAATTTCAATGAATGAGGATTATTTAGAAGATACATACATTCAAAATCTTCAATTCAACGTGATATTTGATTTTTAATTGATATTTATATATAGAATAAAATACAAACAAGATACAACAATATGGCAACAAAATATATCAAGGGTGGCGATTTAATGTTATTTGAAAAAGGTACAGGAAATACCTACACAGCATTTGCATTTGCAAAGTCACATTCACTACAAATTGACGCTGATAGTCTTGAAGTTAGCTCAAAAGATAGCGGAAAGTGGAAAGAATTTTTGACTACTAAATTAAGTTGGACAATCAATGCAGAGCATTTGTTTACGGAAACAGATTATAATTCAATGATGGATAAATTGATTGCACGTCAACCTATCGAAGTGATGTTTGCAATTGCAACAAATGCGAACGATGAAGAAAAACCATCTGAGGGATGGCAAGCGGGTGCAGGTTGGAAAGGCAGTGCCGTAATCACATCAATTTCAACAAATGCAAATGACGGTGAGATTGCAACATATTCAATCACATTGCAAGGTGCAAGCGCATTAACAAAACAAACAGCATAATGAAACAAGCATAACTATAATATCTTCTTTTGATGGAAGGGTGGACACTATTAAATGGCGTTTGCCCTTTTTTTGTGTTTTAATTTGATATTTATTATAAAAGAAAATTGAATTATGAAATTAAAAATAAAAGAAAAAGAGATTGAATTGAAATACACAATCAGAGCATTATTTATTTTCGAAAAGATTGCAAATAAGACATTTACAACAACATCATTGACTGATATGTATTTGTTGTTTTATTCATTAATTATTGCGAATTGTCCCGATATTCAACTAACCTTTGATGAACTGATTGATATATGTGATAATGATATTACTATCTTCAACGATTTTGCAACATGGTTAACGTCAGAGTTTGGAAAACAAGCACAATTCAATGAAAAGAAAGAATCTAAAAAAAAAGCAACGAAGAAGATTTGACAATTGAAAAGTTATTCCAACTAATCGTGATTGAATATAAGATTTGCAGTATTGATTACTTTTTCGACAGGATGCAAATGTATGAGTTAAACACAATCCTATCTTCATTAAACAAATCAATTAAAAACGATTGGGAGCAAACACGAATGATTGCATATATTATTGCTCAATGTAATTCAACCAAACAACTAAAACCAACTGATATATTGAAATTTGATTGGGACAATGACGACCACAACAAACAAGAAATAATAACAAAAGATGATGTTGCAAGATTAAAAGCAAAAGCAACATCAATTGCAAAAACATTAAACACAAAATAAACAATGAGCGATTTAGTTACAAGGCTAATTTTAGACAATAAACAGTTCAATGACAACATAGCAAGAAGCAAACGAGAAGTTGAACAATACAACAACATTCAAAGTACAATAACTTCAACGCTTTCAAAATTTGCTGGCGGTTTAGGATTGGCTATGACAGCGGGACAAGCATTTAATAAGGTGCTGAATAGTAGTCAAACGTTAGGCGATTTGACAGCTTCCGCAATGCAAGCTGCAAAAACTGGCGTAGATGAATTTTTTTATAGTCTTGGAAGTGGTGATTTTACTAGTTTTCTGAATGGTTTAGATGATATTATTGCAAAGTCACAAGACGCATACAACGCATTAGACCAGTTAGGAAATACAAGAATCTCATTTAATTATTATACAGGCAAATTCGATGAAGCAATTGCACAGGCACGATTAACTGCAAAGAATAAACAACTTGATGAGAATGAAAGAAGAAAAGCGTTTGCCGCATGGGATATTGAATTGAAAAAGAAAGAAGAAGCAGGTACAACAGTTGCAAATGATGCGTTAGATGCGCTTACTAAATCAATTGTAACAGGAACAAAATTGCGTGCATCCGATATTTCATTAGCTGATTTTGAAAAGGTGATGAAAATTGATTTAATGCCATCTGCAAAACGTAATGAGGTTAAAGATTACTACAAACAACAATACAATGATTATTTGAAGTTATCAAAGCAAATTGAAAAAGACAGGGTTATTGATGTAACTAAAGCAGGCAACAATTATGGAAAAATACAAGATGCAAATAATGCTGCAAGAATTGCGCAGGAAGGCGCAGCAGCAAAATATAAAGATGCAGTAATGTATAACAAACTGTTGAACAAATTGTCAGATGAAGATTTGAAGAAATTGACAGAATTAGGCAAAGAATATTATGCAACATCACGATTGATTGCACAACAACGACAAGAATTTAATGAATCTACGACAGAATTTAGTAATTCAATTGTAACAGCAGAAAAAGCAAAAGAAACAGCAGCTAAAGCAGCAGCACAAAAAGCAGCAAAAGAAGCGGCAAATGCAATTCCTGTTGGTTCAATCGCAGAACTTGATAAAATGATTGCAGAAGCTAAAAAGAAATACAACAACGCAATAACAGATGCAGCAAGAGTTGAAGCATTAAAACTGATTAAAGAATTAGAACAAAGAAAAGTTGTATTGAATATCACTGCAAAATTCAACAGCAGAGATTTAGAAGATTTGAAACTACCTGCATTAAAAACAGAAGGTTTTGATACTTCAAAATTGAAATTAAAACCAATTATTAGTAAGAAAGACATTAGTTTAAATCAAGACTATGCAAGTTCAATTAGTGATGTTACTTCTGCATTTTCAACAATGGGAAATACTATGTCTACTATTTCGAGCCTTACACAAGACGGTGCAGATAGTTGGTTTAATTACTCAATTAGTTTAATGTCGGCTGTTGCAAACGCAATCCCTGCAATTACTGCATTAACAACAGCGAAGAAAGCAGAAGCAAACGCCAATTTGGAAGCAGCCGCAACGGGTGCTGCAAGTTCTGTTGCAAGTATTCCTTTTGTCGGTTGGGCGATGGCGGTATCAGCCATTGCAGCAATTATTGCAGCAGCAACAAATATTCCAAAATTGAAGGATGGCGGTATTGCATTTGGCAACAGTATTGTCAATGTTGGTGAATATGCAGGCGCACGTTCAAATCCCGAAATCATTGCGCCGCTTTCAAAACTGAAAGAATATATCAGCCCAAAAGAAAGCAATGCAATTGCAGGTGACGTGACATTCAAAATCAAAGGACAGGAATTGATAGGCGTTCTTAACAACTATAATAAAAAGACAAACAAGATAAAATAATGTGGAGTACAAAATACTATATACCATTCAAATCTGTTGATGAAAACGAATATAGAATTGATATTGAACAAAATTCAATGACGGATGCAAAAGAATTGATAGGAACATCAACATCATTTATAGTGAATATAGATGATGATGATTTTCTTTATAAACCACATAAATTCAGTACTGCAACAATCAGTGTTGCAGGTTCTGATTATTTGCAATCATTATTCAGCGAAAGTTATCAAGACTTTAGAGTGAATTTATATAAGAATGACAAATTAGTGTGGACAGGTTTCATTTCACCCGAAACTTATTCACAAAATTATGTGGATGATATATTTGAATTTAGTATTGATGCAATATCAGCGTTAGCGACATTACAATATATTGATTATAGCGTTATCAATACAGGAACACAAATCACATCTATTTTTTCAATCATTAAGAAATGTATTATTGAATCAAAAGGAAAGTACAATAATGTGTTCATTCCATGCGTTTACGAAAGTGGAAATACAAACTTTCTTCAATCACTGACAATATCAGAGCAAAATTTCTTTGATGAACAAAGTGAAGCAATGAAATTAGATGAAGTATTGGATGAAATATGCAAAGTATTGAATTGGACGGTTTGCGACTCCAATGGTGATGTACAATTCATTGATATTGATTATATGGCAAAAGGATTCACTAAATACTTAAAATACAATGCTGATTTATCATCTTTTGAAATTGTCGATATTACAAACAATGTGAATGTACAAGACATGGAATATTGGGGAAATGATAATCAATTAGATATTTCGGGCGGTTACAATAAGGTTAAAGTAAGAACAAACAATTATAATACAACTTCACAAGTACCAAAAGATGATTTTGAAAAATTGGATTGGTTCACAGCCAAAAAAGATACCAATTACAAAAACGAATATGAGACAAAACAATATTTAAAAAGTGAAGCATATAAATTTCAACGTTACCATTTAGTAACAGGCAATCCACTTAGCGAAGAAGACAACGACAATTATAATTTATTCAAAGTTGACCCTACAAAAGTTCTAGGCTGTTTTGCAATAAAAAGATGTCATTGGCAAATGGTTGATAATCATCCAAATATCACTGAATATAACTGGGAATACATGTATCAATTTAAAATGGTTTCAAATTATAACCGAGACGGAATAGATTGTACCGATGAACCACTTGATTTTAACAATCAAATCTACATTCCAAAATATGCACCTGTTTTGCAATTCAATAACAAAAAAAGTCAATTGTATAAAAATGGTGCTTTTGGTATCAGCTTTCAATCGCAATTTATTGTGAATTATGATATGTCGTTAGTCAGATATTATGAGTATGGATATTCAGAAAGAAGGGATTTTGAACCGCTTGCAATATTGAGAATTGGAAGTTGGTATTATACGCAAAATGGATGGATGCAGATTGCAAAAGAAAATTTCAATCCCGAACAACATACTTTTAAAGTGGTTACAACTTTAGAAGGCAACAGGTATCGAAAATGGTATGCGGTAAATGACACAAAATCACTTCAACAAAACTATGAAGGATTGAAAGGAATGTGTGTTGAACTTCCAACCGATGTTGAATTGATGGGAGACTTTGAATTTCAATTGTTGGCTGATACGTGGGATTTAGTTGTAAACGCTCCTGGTATTGGTTTTATGCTTAAAGACATTAAGATTGATTATTATAAGAATGGAAATGTTGAAGATAAAGCAAAAGACAATGCAGACAATTTGTATGAAAACATCATCAATTCAAATTATATCAATGCTTTAGACGACATAGATTTGAAAATCAGCACGTATAATAACGATGGTATGGATTACTCAAAACTGATTTACAATGATAACTATTTAGAAGACAATCTATTTTCAAAGTTAACAAATAGCAATGTCAGATTAGAAGAACATCTAATTAAACGTATTATTAGCCAATACAAGCAACCACGATTTAAAGTAAAACTATCTTTGAAAAACAACGAAAAATTGAATCCTTTTGCAATTATTAAAGACAATAATCTACAAAACAAACGCTTTATATTGCAAAGTGGTGAAATAGATTTTGCAAATGAATCTTTTAATATTGTATTAAATCAAATATTTGATTTTGTAGCATAATCCAAAATAACAAGACAAAACAAAGTAAGCAATGACACAAGTAATAATGCAAAAAATCCCAAGCAAACCACGCTCAAAATATCTAAATACTGCAAGTGATTTAACTTTTGTGAGTGGTGGTTTGATAATCAATAATGGCGGCAATAGTGGAACAACTTCATCAATTGAAATCATAGACAATTTAGATTCAATTGATGCAAATAAAGCATTATCCGCAAACATGGGTAGGCTGTTGAATGAAAGAAAATGGAACGCAACAGGCGGAACAATTGATTTAATGACATTGACAGGTGATTTGAAAATTATTGGAAATTTAGAAGTTTCTAATACCTTCAAATCACCTTCAATCAGTGGTAACAATATCACTTCAACCTATATTGATTCAACACAGGGAAATTTTGATAGATTGTTTGCTGATTCAATCGCATCATCAACAATTACAAGCGATACAGTTGCAACAGATAGAATCACTTCAAAGGTCTATCAAAGTGGTTTGAAAGGTTTTTCCATTGATGCGAACGGAAATGCAGAATTTGGAAATATTAGCGTTAGAGGCGAATTTAGTGCAAACTCAATCAACTACAATAAAATCAGTGCAACAAATGGTGAGGTTTGGATTACTGATGCAGCACAGATTATCAGCATTGATGATTCAATAAAAGAAGTTGTGATAACTGATAATGTATTTAGAACTGATGATATATTGCTATGTCAAATATTCAACGGAAGCAATGTAAAACGATGCGAAATTAAAATTACTGCATTAGTTTCATCAACAACAGAAAATGCAACATATCAATATATCAATATATCAAACTCTGATAAACTTGTTGCAAGTGATACCCTTGTTAGAGTATCTAATGATAACAATACAGACCGAAATCAATATATTAAATTAAGTCCTTATGGTGGTGCAATAATTGACGTTATCAATAGTAATGATGTTGTCACAAGATTAGGTTGTTTAAGTGGTATTAGTGATTCAAATTTTGGCTTATTAAGCGGCTATGGTCTTTATAGTGATAACACATATTTAAAGGGAAACTTTGCAACATCATCTACACAATTCAATGCAGATGGTTCGGGATTCATTGCGAACAAAGCAATTCAATTCGACAAAAACGGAAATGTAACTTTTTCTAACAACGTTAAATTGAACTGGCAAAGTGATATTAATAATGCAGTTGATAATGCAACAAATGACATTAATAATAAGATTGATAGTACAACAGATTCAATCAATAACAAGATTGACAACACAACAAACAACATCAATGATAGGATTGATAATTTGGAAGAATCAAGCAACAACAAATTTGAAAATCTTGAATTGTCTGCAACAACTGTTTCGTCAGCCGTAACAGAGTGCAATAATAACTATAATATATTGAGTAACAAGGTAGGCAATAAACTAACTTACATAGATTCAACAGGAATCTACACGGGTACACTTGCAGCAGACCAAATTGTAGCAGGACAAATCAATTCAAGCCTAATTAATGCAGATGAAATATTAAGTAATGGTGAAATGTGGGCTTTGAAAAAAGATGGTTCGGGCTACCTTTCCAACAAAAAAATTGAATGGGATGCAGAGGGAAATTTGACATTGCAATTTGGTACGAGGAAGGAATTTAAAACTATAGATATTGATGATTATGACTTTGAAAATTCTTTCAAAGTTGATTTATCAAACGGACTAAATTTCTATTTCACAAAAAACAAAGACAATAATCCAAGAACAATAATATTACCTTGTAATGAATCATTCATAGGTCTTGAAGTTGAAATGATGTTTAAAGGAAATCCTGGTTTAATAAGGATTGAATGTACAAATAATTATGCATTTATGTATAATGGGCAAGATGTACGTTATATTTCAATAGGACATTATCCACGAAGATTAAAATTAGTAGCGAGAAAATATAATTTTTCAACTAAAGGTTTATGTTCGTGGTGGATTGATAACGCAGCAGAGTTTAGTATGTCAAGCGATGGCACATTTGTTGGAACATTCAGAAGCGTATAATAGCTGATAACTTTTTTCAATTTCAAATTAAGTTATATACAGTTAGTCACATTTAATATATGCAAAAGCTAATGTTAATTTCTATTAATCATTCGATTTTTATAATTCAATTTTCGTAATTTGCAACTGCAATCAAGATTCAGTTTCTGTTTCTGATTGCAGTTTCTTTTTGAAATTAAAAAAAATGAAGATATGACAGACAAAGAAAAAGATTTGATTAAAAAGTTTGCAATCTATGCAAGTCGTGAAGATGCAAAGAAAGCCAATGTACATTGTACTGAAAAGTCTTTAAATGCTACTAACTACCATTTCATCTATAAAGAAGATGAATATAATGAAGAAGAGCAGCAATTAATTTTGAAGTATTTGAAGCAAAAACCACACGTTAAAAGTGCATTGAATTTCTTATATGAATATTATTGCGGTGAAGCTGATACGGAAGGTCTGAATATTTCCATGGCTGCAACAGAAGCAAAACAAGAAGCATTGTTGTTTGATAAGAAAGGACTTTCCATACTATCAAGAATTGCAGCTACGAAAAAGTTTAATGTCAATAGCATTGAATTTGTAGATAAGGCGATTGATAGCACAAAAATCATTCTTGAAAAACTGGAAGCATTAAAAGCAGAATTAACCAATTCTTCAAAACAAAAAATGATTGAAGAACTAAAAGCAAGGAAAGCAGCGATTGAAGAAGAACTAAACAAATTAAATTCAAATAAATAA